AATATCGGCTAATATTCTATATAGATTCTATATGAATCTTTTTAACACTATCTCAAGAGGTCAAATTGACAGTTTCAATCGAATCATGCACCAGGAAACAAGCAACCATTGAAGCAAGTTATAACAACTTATGCGCTTTGTTTGGTCAGCCCTCCAAAATTTACCAGGATAAAATAACAACTTTATTCGAGGCCGAGTTCCTCGACTTATCGTTACACCTGGACTATTTCGTAAATAATGCAAGTAACGAGGCATTACAACAAAATCCCGACTCAATTTACACCTGGACTATTTCAAGCGCTGACGTATTAGCGCCTGATAGACTACAAAACTTTATTAATTTTATAAATAATGCCTGGACTAATTCACAAAAAGACAGCCCTGCATCAACTTTAAAAGTTAATATCAAAAGTTACTACGACATGAATTAATTATGAGCTGGTATTTTTTCTATTTATTGGGGACTATTACTTGTTTAATCGTCTTACTTTCCTAACTTCCAGGCTTCCAGCTTTCGAGCTGGTCGCCTAGATGGTAGGCAACTACCAATTAAAACAATTTACCAGGATCTTAAAATGTCAACAGCAACATTAACTAAACCAAAAGCATTAATTAGTACAGATGGAGACATATCTATTTGTATTCAATGCCTGGCAAGTTATAACGAGGGGACGCATCATTTTTACTGGTGCGACCTGGAAGCGCTAGACCTGGACAACTTCGAGGAGGAGTTCCAGGAGTGCATAGACTACGTTATTAAAACCAGCCCAAGCAATAGCGCCGAGGAATGGTTCTATACTGACCATGAAAACTTAAAGCCAATATATGACGAATACCAAGACATAAAGGTTATTAAGGAATATATGGAAAGATACCAGGAATTTAAAGAAAATAATATCTCTATTGAATTAATGAATGAATACCTCGACAATTACGGCGAAGATTTATCTTATTCAGATTTCGAGAGTTCATATCGTGGCGCTTATGATTCCAACGCAGAATACGCCGAGGAATTTATGACGGAGTGCGGAGACTATGACCCAAACACTCAAAGTAATCTTGTTATAGACTGGGAGGCCACATATAATTACGCTTTCCGCCATGATATGACAGTACTTGAAGCAGACGGAGAAAGCCATTATTTTCTAGACTAATTAATTAGTCCAGGTGTTAAAGCCTGGGCTATTTTTTTTTAATTAATTATTTCTTTTAATAATTATCTATTAAACGAAGTAATTATTAATTTAATTTACTTCTTAAACCAAACACCAGGAGCAAAAACAAATGGACATCACTTTTATAGATGGCATTACAGGAAAAGCGGTCAAAACTGTTAGTTTTGAAAGCCATTCTGAAAAGAAAGACCCAGACTCAGGGATTCTAATTTCTAGATACGAGGAGGAGGGCTGTAAAAACCGAGCTGAATATTTAGATATGCTCAGGGAGGACTACGGAGCCGAGATAGTGGACGCATTATTAACAGTATTACCGCCAAGTGAAGACTTTGACGGATTAATTACAGAGTTAAAAGATCAAGCTAACTATTATTAATCATGGACGAATCAAAACTAAACAAGTTAACAGCCCAGGATATAAGAAATGCTCCGACTAAGTGGCTTAAACAATGCTTAAAATATGACCTCGAATTAGAAGTTATTGACATGATAACCGAGGAATTATTCGAGCAAAGGGAAGCTGGACAAGGGGAGGTCATTTAATGATTGAATTTCTTATCATAGCTGGCGGTTTATATGGCTTATACCTGGTCGGTATAGCCTTATATACCGATATTAAATATCGAAAGTCCAGGTCTAAAGGATTCCCAAGAACCAGGAGGAACAAATGAGCTGGAATAGTTATCTCGAATTGATTGATTATGTCAATGAATTTTACGGAGCTGGTGGTTTATACCAGCTCCCTATCGAAAACAATGATGTTGGCTCAATTGTAAATGTCAAGACAAGACACGTTACAAGAGCTGAAATATCACACGCAATAATGATTTATTTTTCTATCCTGGAATACGCTAAACACAAGCGCTATCCGTACACATACGGAGGGAATGATGCGATTGATAGAGAAAGAATCAGGGACATATTAGCTGACTTATTGCTTTTGAAAAAAGATCACAACATTTACGTTGATTCATGCGCCAAGCTGGATCACGATAATGGATCAGGAAAATTTTACCAGGAGGTTAACAATGGAACTAACTAAAGAACAATTAGCAACAGCATTAGAATCCGATTCAGATGCACTTATGGAACAGATTGATATGCAACATAGTAGGCACATGAGATTGTCAGCATTAGTTGAATATCAACTTCAATATCCTGATATGACAATTAGAGAATTTTTTAGTATGGCTGCTGAAGATCTAAGAGAACAGGATGAAGATGAAGAAGAGGAGGATTATGATTGAAGAATTTTTTGAACACCAAGCTTACGCTATCCAAAGGGCATCACTTGATGATGCCTGGATATTTGGAGACATAACTAAAGAACAGTATCAGGAATGGTCAAACAAACTTGATGCTAAATATAAAAAACAATTACGTTTTAAAGATGGAAAAACAATTTAAAACTTACGAAATAGTTTACGATTACGAGCATGACAATCAACGGATGGTCAATATGCACGTTCAAGTTGCGCAATGCCTGGAAGATGCACTTAATTACTTTATCGAAACAATACCTTACGTTGAGATATACGAAGTGAAGTATCGAGGACTAAGAGTATATGATGGCAAGCCGACTAAGGAGGATAAAATTGCATAGCATTATTATCCTTTTATTATTTATCTTTTTATTTTTAATTACTACACAATGACCGAGCCTATTTACAAGCTAACTGAAAAGAAGCCAGAACAAAAACATGGCAACAACAAGGGACAAGTACTTTATTTCTTATCGAAAGGAGAATACTTTATCTCCGCAAGCTGGAATTTTCCGCCTATGGAGGCAACCCATTGGCAAATGCTAATAGATGCGCCAACTCCTACGGAAACAACCGAGGAGATTCAAGATAGATTGCTAAATGAATACTTAAAAGATGCCTTTCCCAAAGCTGCTGATAGAGTGGCTATGTACCCACTAATTAAAAGAGCCTGGAGGTATGCACAAGATGTTAAGTAAAGATGATTCAGTTAAACTTCAAGTTATGATTCCTACGCAATTAGAAAAAAGAATTAATTATTTAGCTGAAGCGCAGGGAATTAATAAAGCTGACCTGGTTAAACGTGTATTAACTGTATGGTTCGAGCAAAACTATGAAGCTAAGTATGACTTTTGGAGTCAAGTTAATTGAGTACACTAGATGACCAACTAGCTAATGAAAAATTAATGCTTAATCTTGGACGAGATAGGGTAAGAGCTGTATCGTCCAGGAGGAAAGCAAGAAATATGGAGAGTCTTTCTGAATACGGAGAGTCTCTCTGTTCTTTTGGAGTGCAGAATATTATTTATCACTTGCGAGCTGTAAGAAAAAAGATAGAGAAGGGGAGAGCTGGTCAAAACTATGCTTTACTTACTCCATTATTAGACCTCGACCCAAGCCAGATAGCAGCAGCTTCGATTAGATCGGTAGTCGATAGCTTAAGTATGACTCCCACGCTGCACCAAGTATCTAACAACGTGATAGAAAAGATATGGATTGAGACTATGTTAGATAGGGCAACCGATAATGAACTAAGTAAATACAAACGTGGTCGGCATAAAAAAAGATACAGAATATTTTTAATAAATAATATGATTAATACTGAGCAATGGAATCCCAGGCAACGTATGGCAAGTGGGTTATTTATGGTCGAACTAATACAGAAACATACAGGCTTAATCGAAATAGTCCTGGATAAATCTACAACACCTCCCAAAAGGATAGTCAGGGCTACACAAGATTGTATGAATTGGATTAAGGACGTTGACGAAAAATTAAAATTAATGAGTCCCAACTTCTTGCCTATGCTGGTAGAACCAAAAGATTTTACTACTCCTTATGATGGCGGATATTTAACCAAGCCAGCTCGATATAATTTATTTAAAAGTAACAACGAGATTCTTGCCAAAAACATAAAAGGCAATGAGCCTTATCTTAGTGCGGTCAATACTCAGGGCAAAGTTGCCTGGCAAGTAAACAAGTATATCCTAGACCAATCACTATACGCTTACGATAATAACCTGGAGATCGGATGCCTCCTACCAAGAGACGGATATTCAGTACCGCCATACCCTAAGCATTGCGAACCAGACAGCCAGGAAGTTTTACAATGGAGAATTAATTGCAAGAATATAATCGACAAGAATAATTACACACAAGGTAGTCGTATTGGCATAGCTAAAACATTTTGGATGGCGAAAAAATTTAAGGATGCCGAGCAATTATATTTTCCTAAACAACTAGACTTTCGAGGACGGATTTACGATAGAGTTCCATACCTTAACAGCCAGGGTAATGATTTATCGAGGGCGCTACTACAATTTGCAAAAGGTAAGCTGATTAAAACTGAAGAAGATTTGAATTGGTTAAAGATACATGGTGCAAATATGTACGGAATCAAGTCAGATTTTAAAACAAGAATACAATGGGTTAACGAGAATATTAATTTAATTTATGGAGCTGGTAGAGATTGCTGGAATCAGCCAGAATTTTGGATGCGTGGCAGCAAGGCTTGGAGTTTTCTTGCTTTTTGCAGGGCAATGTATTTATATTCACAAGAACCAGGTAGCTATTTATGTCAGCTTCCCTGCCACCTTGATTGTACTTGCAGCTCAATTCAGCATTTCTCTGGTTTGCTCCGCAGCAAAGTGATGGGAGAGAAAGTTAACCTGATTAATAGTGAACAGCCACAAGATATATACAGCGAGGTAGCGCAAGCAGTTAACAACGAACTAAGAATGGATGATAAAGATGTTAATAGAAAATGGTTAATGCTTAGTCCTGATAGATCACTTACAAAACCTTGCGTGATGACAGCTCCATACGCTGCAACTAACAGCGCCTTCTATCACTTCGCTTACTCCTGGGCTAATGAAAAGATGATGACCACATTAGGTAAAGGTAAACATAACTGGCTAAGAAAACCATTAGCTAAAAGTACTGTTGGTTATATGGCTCAGTTACTTTATAAACATTCATGCCAGGCTATCAAGCCAGCAGTTGGAGCTATGAAATTTTTTAGGCACATAGGTAGAGAGCTAGGTAAGGATAACAAGGGAGTGCAATGGCATAGTCCAAGTGGATTGCTAGTACATCAAAAGTATTTGGATCAGAAAAAATCTAGGATACAACTCAAATATTTATCTGACGTTTATCTCGATATAAGAACAAACATAGATACACAAGAAGTAGATACAAGGAAGATGTCACTAGCTATCTCAGCAAATATACTGCATAGTTTTGATGCAAGTCACATGGCATTATCTACAATTCATGCTTCAATGAAAGGAGTCGAAAATATCGCTGGCATCCACGATTGTTTCGTTACTACTCCGTCTGAAATGAGTGAACTGCGCAACTCAGTTAGACAAACATTCGCTGATATGTATTCAGAGAATTGTTTATCGAAACTAAAGGCAGAATTAAAAGCACAACTAACAGACAACCAAATAAAACATCTACCCTCCGAGCCTACGCTTGGCGAGTTAGATGTTGAACAAACTAGAACATCTACTTATTTCGTCACATGACTTTAAAAGCATTTTATGTCGTCACTCCTAAGTGCGTACCTCAGTATTCCTGGTTAGTCGAACCAGATACAGCCTTCAACAAACGTCCAGAATGGAAAGTTGATTTAATCCTGGACTCTGATAATCCTAAAACTGCTAGTGTTGCACAGCAGATTGAAGATGGCTTCGAGGCATACAAGAAGTCACTTAAAGAAATGAATCCAAACAAAACATTTAAGTTAGCCGACAGTACCAGGTTTGAATACACTACTTACAATGGAGCTAAGGTTTTTAAAATTAAAACTAGAAGGTATGTAACTGGAACAGGTCAGGATGGCAAGCCATATCAATTAACACCACCATTGTTAATGGATAAATACAAGACTCCTATTACTGGAGAAGAAAGAGAAAAGTATAAAGGATTAGGAGAAGGAACTGTTGTCCAGGTGCGACTACGTTGCCAGGGATATGACCACCCTGCTCATGGAGTTGGGCTAACAATACAGCCTGACTTAGTAGTATTCCATAACTTTGTACCTTATGAAAAAGAAGTCAGCCTTGAAGGGTTCGAGTTCGAGAGTGAAGAGAAGGATCTCGCACCCTCAAACATTGACAACAGCTCAGGGGGAAATACATTTTAGATCAAAGTTCGAGGCGCAAGTTGCCAAAGAACTAATTAAATCTAAAGCTAAGTTTACCTATGAATCTCTCAGCTATGATTACATCATCAGCAGTAGCTACACTCCTGACTTCATCCTCCCTAACTGTGTGGTCGAAGTCAAAGGAGTACTTACTAAAGAGGAAAGAAAAAAATATATTGCAGTTAAGACGCAACATCCCACACTAAGTATTCGTTTTTGTTTTCAAAACGCAAACAACAAACTTAGTAAAGCCAAGAGAAGCCTGACGTATTCAGCCTGGGCTGAACG